GAAAGCGTTATGAGTGGGAGATGCACTACTGGGATCGCCCTTGGGAAATTGACGCGCATGGACGCGAAAAAGGATTAGTGATTGATTATGGTAAAGCGCACAATATGGGAACGACCCTGCAAAGCGTTTTTTGACCTAAACCCGACCCTGACCCCTGTTTTACCCTAATGTTTGTCACTTTTTGACCTAAGTCATTGATTTTATTAGGTTTTTTCGTTTAAGTGGACTGAAAACCACCCCTAAAAACTCCTTATAAATCAATGACTTGCAACTGAGGTCTATTTTATGACCGACCCCTGACTGGCTCGGTTTACCATTATTTTACTTTGACCCCGAAATAGGGTATAATAATTGAACTGGTAAAAGCCAGTATTACATCTATGTTTAATATCATGAGGAAACACAATGAGTAAGAATACTAACTCGCAGAAAGAAACCGTCCTGAATGCCCTGAAAAACGGCAAGACTCTGACGACCGCCCAAATCACCAACAGCTACAAAGTCACTTCCGCTTCGGAAGTCATCCGTCAACTTCGTTCGGAAGGCTATGCTGTTTACACCAACACTGATAGCAATGGCAAAACCACCTATCGTCTTGGCACCCCGAGCCGTCGCATGATTGCTGCTGCTTACAACGCTGGCGGTTCTACGCTGTTTACTCGCAACTAATCTTAATAGTTGTTAAGAAATGGGGGAGGTCAAACTCCCCCTTTCCTATAAATAATTTCTCGTCCAACCAAAAAAGGAAATGCGATGACTTTTATGAAGAAATCGGTTATCCTTGCTGTTGTACTAGCAAGTCTGACTGTAATAAATCAACGAAGTGCTGAAGCAAAACTTTTAGATAATGACAAACTGTTTCAAGAACTAACACCAATCTTTCCAATCAATAACCCAGTCAAATCTAAACCAATCAAAGCGTTATCTAATCGTGACATTGCCTGTTTAGAGGCAGTAATCTATAATGAAACCAGAGGTAACAAAGCACAGGGTGCTATTCTCGTTGGAGCCACAGTCTTCAATCGCGCGAATAGTAAATACTATCCCAAAACAATTTGTGGTGTCGCATATCAAAGAGCGCAATTTACTAACATTCAAAGAGTAAAACCGCACCACATCAACGAACAAACTAGGAATGTCGTTCAAGAAATTATTGAGCGATATAACAATGGTACATTAAACTCAACTGTTATGTACTTTCACAACACATCTGTAAAGCCCAAGTGGTCTTACAAAAAGAAGCGCGTGGCAAAAGTAGGAGCGCACATTTTCTATGCTAGATAAACTTGAAAAGAAATTTGATGCCAATACATTTGCTATGGCAGTAGAAAGCAAAGTAAAAATGGGGATGGGCTATCTCGAAGCCATCCTCTCTTTCTGCGAAGAGAATGACATGGAACCAACAGCAATCGGGAACCTAGTCAAAAAGTCTGACGTGATTAAATCGAAATTAGAAGCTGAATGTCGAGATATGAATTTGTTGGAAAGAACTGCAAAATTACCATTATAATTAAAGGAATATATTATGAGTGAAGAAACAACTGTTATTGATTCGAGTGAAGAAGTAAGTCTACCGCAACCGAAGAAGCGTGACCTATTCTTTACAAAGCAGGTCGACCAAGACAGCATCGCTGCTCTAACAGAAAGTATTCTTGCTATCGAGAAGCATGACAAATATATCAAGAAGCTGTATTCGCTTCACAATCTTGAATATTCACCACGTCCCATTAACATTTACATTGACAGCTACGGTGGTATGGTCTACCAGTGCTTCGGTCTTCTGTCAATCATGCGCGAATCTAGCACACCGATTCATACAATCGTGACTGGTACAGCTATGAGCTGTGGCTTTCTGATTGCTATTAGCGGTCATGTTCGTTCTTGCTATGCTGATTCTACTCACATGTACCACCAAGTTTCGACTGGTATCATCGGTACACTAAAAGAAGTAGAAACAGAATTCTTGGAAGCTTCTCGCTTACAAGATCGCATCGAAGATATCACTCTTCGTCAAACTAAGATTACTCCTGAGAAATTAGAAGAAATCTACAACATGCGTCATGACTTCTATATGTCGTCCGAGGAAGCACTTACTCTTGGTTGCGTTGATAACATCATCGGAACCATCCACACTCCGAAGACAAAGAAGCCAGTAACACGCAAAAAGAAAGAAGCATAATTTTACTAACAACACATTTTAGGGTATAATATCAATATGAATATATTTGCGCTTCACCTAGAACCTAAAACGTGTGCCGAAATGCACGTGGACAAGCATGTTGTCAAGATGATTCTTGAGTATTCGCAACTGCTTTCCACGGCGCATCGTGTCCTAGACGGACAACAGTATGTTGATGATTCCAGCGGACGACGTATCAAACGCTGGAAACTCAACAACAGTTTCGCTGGTGACAGTCTGCTTTACAAAGCCACTCACATCAACCATCCTTCCGCTATCTGGGCGCGAGAGAGCAAAGCCAACTATCAATGGCTCGCTTATCTACTCCAAGAGTTGTGTAAGGAATACACGCATCGCTATGGTAAGATACACAAGTCCGAGGAAATCGGTCTTGTCAAGTGGCTTGTAAACTGCATCCCCGAAAACATTTCTAACAAGCCATTCACTCAACCTACACCTGCGATGCCAGACAAATACAAAGTCAAAGGTGACTCTGTGAAATCTTATCGCAACTATTACATCGGTGATAAACAGCGCATGGCTAGTTGGAAGAAACGACAAGTGCCAGTGTGGTGGGCATGAGAGTGACACCGTTTGAATGTTACAGCACCTATCTAGCACTCAAGACTCATTTCTCTTCGCCGAGTTATGACTATCACCGCTATGGTGGTAAAATGAATGTGAAGGAAGACACTTTCGAGGTTCGCCGAGATAAGTATTTCTTCATGAAACTTTCCAAGAAACCAGAGCCGTTCGAGTATTTGTTGGCAAACATTTCCTCTCGCGGTACTAAAGCATGGATCGGTGACATCATCGATTCATCTGGCGAGGAAACATATCTGGCATGGAAGAAGCGGAAAGAATCACTTTCGTACAACTTCAAGTCAGAGTTGTCCAATTTGAAAGATGAGTTGGATGACAACCTAGTTATGGATGGTGGCAATCATCCGTATCTACTCAGGCTGTATCTCCTAAAAGAGTTTAGCTTGGATTCTCTTTGTATTATGAATGCTGTACTCAACTTTGTTCCCTACTGGGATAAAAACATTAGCGAGTATGACCCTACGTGGAAAGAAACCAAACTTCTCATCAAGAAGTACACACCGTTCTTAGAATTCGACAAAGCTAAGATGAAAGAGATAATTGATAGTCGATTTGACGTATAAATAGTCAACTATATTATGAACATGTGAAATCGTTAATACACCGTCAATACAAGGAACATACTTATGACACAATCGTTCGAACAACTAAAGCGCAGCCGTCAAGACTCATTCAGCAAGCTGACTGAACAACTTGAAAAACTCAATGATAAGAAATCCTATGCCAAGGATGACTCTAATTATTGGAAACCAGAGGTAGATAAAGCAGGTAATGGATTTGCTGTAATCCGCTTTCTACCAGCCCCACAGGGCGAAGATGTACCTTTCGTACAAATGTTTGACCATGGCTTCCAAGGTCCAACTGGTAAATGGTATATCGAAAACTCTCTTACCACCATCGGTGGCAAAGACCCAGTAAGCGAACTCAACTCGCAACTCTGGAATTCAACTAAGGATGACGACCATCCTAATCGCCAACAAGCTCGCAAGCAAAAGCGTCGCCTTTCCTACATCGCAAACGTCTACGTTGTAAAAGATCCAGCCCATCCTGAAAACGAGGGCAAGGTATTCTTGTACAAATTCGGTAAGAAGATCTGGGATAAGATTCAGGCTATCATGTATCCTGAATTTGAAGGAGACGAAGCAGTCAATCCGTTTGACTTGTGGGAAGGTGCTAACTTCCGTCTGAAGATTCGCCAAGTCGCTGGCTATCGCAACTACGACCAATCGCAGTTCGATCCTAAGACTCCGCTTCTTGATGACGACGCTAAGTTAGAATCAGTCTGGGCTTCTGAGCACAGCCTGAAGAAGATCGTCGATCCGTCGAACTTCAAGTCGTACGATGAATTGAAAACTCATCTTGACCGTGTTCTAGGTGCTGGTGGCGTTGCTGGTGCAACTGCTGCTGATACTGATGAAGAAGTCGCTGAGTACGTTCCTCGCGCGAAAGCAGCTGAAGCGCAATCTGCTCCAGTAGCAGATACTCCTGCTTCAGATGAAGATGATGATTTGGATTTCTTCCGAAAATTAGCTGGTTAAAAAAGAAAGGGAGCTCCGGCTCCCTTTTCTTTATCTTACTTTCTTTGCTATTCCCATATCAGTCCCAGCATTCGGCGGTGGCTGAATGACTTCCACACGAGAGGGGTGGACAGTAGTAGATCCACCAACAACAACATTACTAACATCTCCGCCCTTTGGCTGTTGTGTTCTTTGCCTGACTTCTTCTGTGCTCTGTCTGGCCATATCTAAATTACTTTTTAGTTGAGCAGCAGAAGGAGTCGCCCCGAAATTATTTCTGTCTTGTACCATCGCAGGACCAGTTATCCCTGCCATGTCAGTTCCAAACAGTGCCGCGTCTGCTGCGAAACCTAATCCCGTACCGATGAAAGGAACTGACCCAGCGATACCACTGCCTAGCTCTAGTGCCGCACCAGCATAATCACCTTCTAAAGCACGTTGCCCAGCAAATACAGCGCCAAATCCCGCTCCGAGTAATGGAATCTTTTTGAGTACGCTCTTTAATCCAAACTTTTTTGCTGCTTTCTCTGCGGCTTCGCGCTCTGCTGGAGTCTTTGTTGCGAGGTCATAGGCTTTATTACCAGCCAAAGCAGCACCACCAACCATACTAGTACCTTTTATTAATCCTTTAGCAAGTCCTCTTTCTGTGAGGGTAGATCCGATTTGATCTGTTCCCGTAGTATTTTCGCCAGCAGCTCTAGCCTTTTCCTCTGTCGTCATAAGAGGTTCAATATCGACTCCAGGTATTTTATTTAATACTGAGATAATTGGGTTTATTACGAATCCTATGAACGCGTCTTTTATGGCTGTGAATAAACTGTTGAAAAGATTTGTTATGGCATTTGATATTATTTCGACCAGTTTATCAAACATAAGTGAAGCCAACTCAGACAAACTTCCTCCAGCAGCGAAGAAGCCAATAAAGAATCCTAATAAAGGTGTAATCAATTTCATTAAGCCATCTTTAATAGTTCCAATTATGCCGCCAGAAGCTGCTGCCAATAAATTACTAGCTCCAGGTTTTTTGAAAGATGATTCTATATCTTTTTCTTTCAGAGATAGAGCATCTTTTTTGCTGAATTTTTCTTCTGCTTTCTGATCTTTTTCTACTGTTTTTCCAAAACTATCTGGTAAAGCTCTTATTGCTTCCAAAGTAAGAAAACTGACTGCTACCAAAGTTTCCAGTGTGGTAAACAGTTTATCTTTATCACTAGTATCAGATTGTTCTGGTTTTATTTCTTCGGCAACAAGAACATTGTCAAACATCTGAGTAAATCGTGAACTCATTTCAGATAATCCTATGCTAATCTCATTTAGACTATTTGATATACTTTGCATAGTATTCATGAATTCTTCAAAGCCAGGAACCATTTGTTGGTTGTCAGCAATAGCGTCCACGATTTCGCCTACTAGCACATTGTTGTCTAGTACCATCATTTCGTTTCTACCATATTCTGGTTTTGGTAATGCTGGCAACTCTGCCATGTTTATCTCCTAGCTTTTCTTTGTTGTTCTTCCATTTTTTCTTTTTCTTCTTTTAGGTGTTCTATTAGCATATGCACATAGATATCTCTTTCGAATGGTATCCAACCTTCAATATCTGACATCGCATAATTATGGTGTTGCATCAAAGCAAAATTTGTTCTGTACCAGTTCGACAGACTATTGTAGCCTGTCGTTACCCGAAAAAACTTTGAATACCCTCTAGGGTCAATTCCCTAATGCTTCCATCTTTTCTCTTGTACGAAATGCTTGCTGTTATTTTTGGCAATCCTACGAAGAACTCCTGCATTTTTGCTAAGTCTTTTGTTCCTAAACTCATCAACCAATCATCTAATTCCATTTTTGAGTATTCGGCAACGTCATATGCAGTTTCACCATCAAAGATTTGATCAATACTATCACGAATCATCATTAGAACAGTTTCTGCGCCGTTCATTTTGTTTTCGGCAATCAAAGAAAGAACTTCGTACGAAGGATATTTTAATACAACAGAAATAGGATCTGTCAATTTAATAAAACTACCGACTTTTGGTTCAGACACAGATATATCTTTTTCCAAATCTAATTTTATTTTATATGTTTGATTATCTTGATCGTCTTCAACTGTTAGTTCCAGTACATTAGATACAGACTTAGCTCTTAACATCAGAAAAATATACTCTAAGTCAAAGTATGCTAGTTTATCAACATCTTTAATATCCAGAACACAGTTATTGATAATTTGTTTGTAGACATTGATAATGTCTTTCACTTCATTACTTTCTCTGGCTATTAAAACCAGTTTCTCTTCAGAAACGGTATATGGTCTGTAGCGGACAACTTCTTTAGTAGAAGGAATAGTCAGTTCGAAAATAGGTTGTTTAATTTTAGGTAAAGCCATTTTAATCTCCAATCATTAATCATTTTATGGGAAAGTTTTGGTAATACTCTTAATTAGATTCTTACCGTTGATAATAGTAGTATTTAGATTTCTTAGGGAAGATACTGCTGCTGAGTTGTTTCTGTCTGCTCCAACTATTCCTAGCAGAGCATCTAGTCTTCCTTGAGTTGAACCAGCATTTCTTAATAATCTAAAATTCGTTTGGAATTGCTTAATTCCTCTTAGTGTAGAATATGCGCTATCGAGACCAGTTGTTACAGAGTTTACTAGATCTGATAATGTTCTACCAAAAGAAGCTTCTGTTTCCTGTGATGCGGTTTCATATGCAGATTTAGCATAATAATGTTTTCCAAATTCATATTGATAGTCACCAAATGTATATTCGGCAGTTCTAAATGCCATTCTAACAGTGCATTTTGCAATCTGATCATCGTCTGCCCAATCTAATTGAATCTGCCCGACCTCTATTGGAAATGCACCAAATAATTCACACTGAACAAGCGCATAACTATTTCCTGAAATGTTACGATCTGGTGCTGTTGGCGCGCCGATTGCTTTGGTTAATTCTCCACCTATACCACTTTCTTGTTGAATGTCCGCTTCATTTATAGAAGCAAATTGTGTGTATGGATCAGCCATGCCTGGATATTTTGATATCATAAAAATATTAAAGCTCGTTGCAATATAACTATTTTTGTATCTAGATACAGACGCGATATCTGGAAACCTATTACTATTAACAAAAATATAGTTTATCCACCTGTGAAATAATTCTAAAGAACTAGCGCGATCAGCATCAACATAAAATGTTAATTCTATATCATCAAATACTGAATCATATGGAGTTTTTATAGTTGGTCCATAACCGTGTGGTTTTGATTCTAGTGTGGTTAATCTTCTTCCTGGCATTTGTGCAGCACTACAGAGATATGCAACTTCTTGATATCTCTCAATTGATAAATCACCAGGAGGAGTTAAAGACACAACAAAATTAGAAGTTCTTGCTAAATCGACTGATAAGAACTTTTGAGAAAAGAAATCTACACTAAATCTATTAGTCGGAGCTGGAATTGTATCTCGCGTAACTTGTCCTCGTACTTTCACTTCATCGAGTACTTTGGGGGTTTGTGTTGCATCAGTAGCCATTAGATTTTGCTCCTACTGTCTTTCCAGACTGTATCTTTGCTTGCTTTCTTAAATTGTTCTGTCGGTAGAAATACTGTCATATCCCATTCTTCTGGCGGAACATAGATAAACTTAGATCTCATATGCTTAAACAAATAATGTTTGAAGCAAGGTTTGAAGAAGCGAAACCTAGCTGCAGAACTTAACAACTGATATGTAATTTTCATTCTGGTGGTTTCGTTTCCAACTACACCGTTTACTTGAGTATCATATAGAGAATCCAATAATTTAGCGCGCAGGGTTGGAGGCAAATAATGCAAGTTAAGACCATAGAATCCGCCCTCTGCTGGCTGTACATAAAATACTAGAGGAAATCTATCATAGAATGGTAGAGTCTCTTTTCCTTTCGGATCGTACACAAACATATACATACGACCAATTTTGCCAATATTTCTTTTTCTTTCGGCTTCATTGATAAAGAGATTAGTTCTTACACTAGCTTTTGATATTTCGTTGTATCTTGCTCTCAACCAATCAATAGATTTTTTAGATCTGTTGATTACGTCGATGCTAGCTTTAGAAGCATCTTTGACTAGTCTATTGTAAATTGATGCAGGCATTAGCCGTTTAATTCCTTCTCTGTTATAATTTGAAACTTCCAGCCACGATCTTTACAATATTCTTCGGCAGCTTTCCATTTCGATTGATTCTTACCCCAAGTCATCACTTCGTTGATATAGCGTCTAGTTCTTCGTTGCTGTTTCTTAGGTTCGCGAGTTTGAGCTAGTGGCTTAATCTCAACGAGGATACTTTCTATTTTACCATCTGGTGTTCTTTTCTTAAACCAGAAGTCTACGAAGTATCGGTGTAGCTTGTTATCTGTGACACAACGATATGGCACTACAACTTCTTCGGAGTTCCATTCAAGAACATCAGAATGCGTGTCAAGAAAGTTCATAAACTTCAGTTCCAAACTTGACCTATAAATAACCTTGGTCGGGTCACCCTTATATTTAGCTGGGTTCTTGACCGCGTATCTTCCTTTCCATGCCATTTTATCGCCTAAATAAAGATATAATCAACAAGGTATTTATATGTCAGAAACAACTCCATCGCCTGAATCTAGTTTAGCTGAACGTGCTGCGGCGGTCGCTCCATTAAACAAAAAACCTGCAGCCACAATATTAAATATGGTTGGAAAATCGAGCGGCGACGAACCCATTGGTTTTGCTCTTCTTATGAGTCCATATAAAGCTAAGTTATTAGATTTAGAAGCTGTAACTGCTAGTTTTCTAAAAAGAACAGAGGAAATAACACAGGGACAAAGTACATCACAAAGTACTGAACAATTCATAGAAAAATTGTCTAAAGGTTTGTCTGCTGAAGATCTTAAATTTCAAGGGACTTTATATTCAACTCAAGAAATACTTGAGAAAGATGCACCGAGAATTATATTTCCTCTGCCCATAGACATTAGAGATCAGCTGATGGTCAACTATCAAACTTCTGATATGGCATCTGCTGGCGCGTTTGCTTCTTTCGGTTCTGACTTAGCGAGAAATATAAAGCAAGGTAAAGGTTTAGATATGGGAGCTGACAGTTATAATTCTGCTTTAGCTGCTGGTTTATTGAGTCTCGCCCCAACACCTGTAAGTGTCCTCGCTGGCCAATATCTGGGCGCAGTAGTAAATCCATTTACTGTTACAGCGTTTAGAAACGTAGAGCCACGTGCGTTTAATTTTGAATTTAGAATAACTCCTGAAAGCATAGAACAATCTGAGACTCTTCAAGAGTGTATCAATACGTTGAGATATTGTGCACTGCCAGAACCAACTTCTGCTGGATTGACTTTGGCGTTTCCTTACAGATTTAAGTTAGCTTGGCTAGGGGCTTTGAAAATGTTTGATTTTTCTGAAGCAGTTTTAACACAAATACAAGTCAATTATTCTGGAGGAGG